GACGTAAAGATTGAACCGCGCACATTGTTCACCTATTTGGGCAGTGTCGTGAAGAACTTCCGACCCAACACCATCGTACAGAGTATCTGGGGCCCCTCGGTTCTCCACGGTGAGGGTATGAAGAATACGGAGTTGGCACGTATGGTGCTGACCATGCTCACCCGTCGGATGGGTGATAATCTCTACAAGGCACTCTTCACAGCCGTGCGTAACCCCAAAGGCAAGACCACGCAAGATCTCTTCAATGGCTTTGACACCATTGCCAAGAGTGAGATGACAGCCGTGGAGGCTAATCAGGCTCAAGGTATTGTGGCCAGAGCGGCAACCATCACTGAGGAACTCGGCAACAAAGTGGTCATCGAGGCCATCAACAAGAACAATGCCTATGATGTGCTCCGCTCCATCTGTAAGGCTGCCAACGAGCATCTGATGGATGAAGATGAGCTGCTGTTGTTCTGCCCGAAACACGTCGTCTGGGACTACGAGGAAGACTACAAGACCACCACTGGCGGTACGGCCTACAACCAGGAGTACCACAAGTACGTCATCGAGGGCTTCGAGAACGTCACCTTCGTACCGCTGTCGTGCAAGAAAGGTTCTCCGTTCCTGCAGCTCACCACCAAGCGCAACATGCTCTATGGTGTCGACCAGATCTCCGACAAGGAGAATGTGGAAGTGGCCCGTTTCAAGGCCTTCGTGCTCCAGTTCATTGCCACCATGTTCTTCGGCGTACAGTACGAGAGCATCGACGCTGAACGCATCCTCTTTGCTACCATTGACGGCAATACTGCCATCTGATGAATAATCATGGACTGACAGGCGGGATTACGCTGGCTCTGTCAGTCTCTTTTTCACTTTAAAATAAGAAGAAATGGTAACTAATTGTTCAGAAGAAAAAACCCTGCTGCAGGACGTTAAGTTCTGCCAGGGCAAGAAATCGCTTCCCGGTACCAAGAAGCGTGTATATATAGCAGACTGTCGTGATATCGTGTCCTATCCAAAGATACCGGATCGCAGCAAAGAGGGGTTTTCCCTCGATAAAGTTCCGGTACTGACCGGGGACTTCGTACTGGCACAAAGCAAGTACTTTGCACAGGTAGACATCATCAACAACAACGGTCAGATTAATGTGGAGGCGCAGGGAACCTTCGGATCGAAGACTTTCCGCAGTACCTATACAGGCAATGCCCCTGGTACCGAGGAGGAAATCACCGGTCTGATCGCCGAACTGCTCAATGCTGAGGTCGTTGCCGTCGTGCCGACCCGCACGGGCAAGTTCCGCGTCATAGGCTCAGATGAGTTCCCTGCAGAGGTCAACCCGTCACAGGGAACAGGACAGGCTCCAACCGACACTAACCAGACGGTGCTTGAGATTGCGGCTGACGGTGAACTGCCTGCTCCCTTCTACACAGGAAAACTTCCTGTTAGTGGTGGAGAACTTGACTGTTCAACTGGTGAGGTGACGCAGGCTGGTGGATAGGACTCTTTATGCTCAATTGTTGAATAATAAATAACCGGAGGCGGAATGGGCGCTTACGCCTCGTTCCGCTTTTTTTAAATTTATAAGACATGAACGGAATCGACAAACTTTTTCGAGCCAAAATAGAAGAGTGGCTCTCAAAGAAGAAGCACACGGAGGCCGATCTGGCTGACGGTGCAATGATGGTTTTGCAGTGCAACCGTAACCGCGCCATGTACAATAACATGATGCGAAAGCCTTCTCACTATGAGGATAAAATTGCCTATGAGCTAAAGAAGCACCTGGCCTATCTTCAGAATGAAATGAACCTCGATGACGTAAAAAAACTGGAGAAAAAGATTCTCCCGGTTATAGGCAAGGCCATCGCAGTGACTGAGGAAACCGCTGAAAAGGCTACTGCAGCCCTCGGCGAGATTCCTGAAGACAGTTATCTGCCTGCTCCAGCCCTGTCTTCAGAGGAAAATCACAAACAGACAGATACAATCGTCGCCCGCGGAAAGCGTAGCGACCATGACTCACTGCCTGATGACATCCGTGCCATCTGGGATAAGAATGCAGAGCGATATAAGAAAATCAAGCAGGCCCATGAGACCTGCAAGACACTTAGCGCTGCATGCGACCGATATGAGTTTACGTCGGCCATCGCCGAACTGTGGGATGCCTATAAGAAGGATTTCGATACCTACGACCACTATGCGCTCGTTCCCATCAAAGACGATGCCGGTACTCAGACTCCTGCTGCCGATGAAGTGCAACTGTCGGCTGAGGACTTGGAGGCCATCAAAAATGCACGCCCCTATATCTCCAAGAGCCTGCCAAAGCTGCTTGCCCTCGTGGCCGCTGCCAAGCAGGAAGGATTCACCGAAGCTCAGGCTAAGGAATTGGAGAGCTGGCGCGACCGCATACAGCAGCGCGTCGACGTGCTGATCCGAACGAAGCAGGTCATCACTGACGAACTCCGCCAGCAATTGGCTCAGGCAGACATTAAACTCGAAATCACTGATTCAGATGGGCAGGGGCAGGAACCTGAGCACGATACTCCAGCCACTGAATAAGTGTGTCTCACAGTGCTATCTCGGCACTGGACTTCATACGCTCGGTCTCTTGAACTGGATTCTTCAGCAGACCGGGCGTGCTGATATATACGTAAGCACCTTCTCTACCAGTGAGGCCTTCCTGAATGGTTTCTACAACCTACGGAAGAAGAAACTCATCGGACACAGCGTTTTGCTGGCCGATCTGAAAGCTTCACGAAAGACGCTGCATCTATACAGGCTGATGCAGTCGTGCTTCGATGCTGTATATCTGGGTATGAATCATTCTAAGATAGTCCTCGTGCAGAATGACACTCACCTCGTGTCTGTCATATCTTCCCAAAACCAGACATACGGCGACCGTGCGGAATGTACCATGGTTACTACTGATCAGAAGGCATTCTATGAACTCTACTGCGGACTGCGCAACATCGTGGATAATAGCTCTATACAACTTAACGGACTGTTCAATGAAATTGATGGAAGGAATAACGTACACAGAAGAATTGCTGAAGGAAATAACCAGGTGCGCGAGAACATTAATGACCCCATCGATGGTGTCTTTCCGTTTGGGTGTTGATGAAGTGCAACTTCATGACGATATCAACACCCTCGGACATCCTGCCCGACGTGCCTACTACATGGGACTGGATGAGACCGATAAGGAACTGCGCCAGCAACAGCTGGATCTGATGCGTGCCGGCAGCCCGTCGGCCATTGCCGACTGTCAGCAACGCATCGAACGCATCCTGAATGAAATAACCGTATAAAACTGGAAACATGCCTCTGCCTACCAACCTCGACGATTATACAAAATACATCGTTAAGAGCGATGAAGAACTCCTCGAAGAACGTGTGAGTCCTAACATCATCCAACGGCTTCACCGCCTGCGTGGACTGTACGCCTATTGGCTCCAGTTTCCCGAAAAGTTCGAACGTGATATCATGCAGCAGGACATGGCTTTATTTAAGGTAGGCAGGGCACAGGCTTACGATGATGTACGACTAGTGCAGATCATCCTGGGCAACATGCAACAGGCAAGCCGTAACTTTATGCGGTGGAAAATCAACCAGGACCTGGAGCAGGACCTGAAGGCTGCACGGCGTGCCGGAGAACACAAGGCCGTGGCTGCCATCGAGAAAGTACGCGTACTGAATAACCGTACCGACAAGGAAGATGAGCCGTCTGCAGACTACGACCGCATCCCTCTCTTCGGCGTGGTGTTCACAAGCAACCCGTCGGCACTTAAGATTCAAGGTTATGACAATGAGGCTTCATTGCGTAAGGATATCGACGCAATGAACAAACGCTATAGCCGCGAATTTGAGAAAGAGAAGGAATATACCGATTACGAAGAGATAGAAGACGATGGAGAGTCAGGATCCGATATTTGAACAGTATTTGAACGATGGCCAGGCTTACATGCTGATGATGATGCCGCGCGATCTCGTGGCCGAGTGCGGACGTGGTTTCGGCAAGGGTCTTGTGCAGGCAGGTCGTGGCCTTAAATCTGCACAACTGATGGAAGGATCATGCGGTGCTGCCGTCTGTCCGTCCGTAAAGCGCGGACTGACAAACATTGTTCCCTCATGGATGGTACACTGGGAGAACTGGGGACTGAGACGCGACCGCCACTATACCGTCGGCAAAAAGCCGTGGAAGGCCCTCGGGTGGAAAAAACCTATCTTCGAGCCGGCTAACTGGGAGAATACCATAGCATTCTATAATGGCTCTATCCTCAACCTTGTCAGCCAGGACCGTAGTGGTACCAGCAACTCCCTTTCTGTCGACTACATCATCCTGGACGAAGCAAAGCTTCTTGACTTCGAGCAACTGAAGGATGAGACGTTTCAGGCTAACCGTGGTAATCAGATGTACTTTGGAAAGTGCTATATGCATCATGGCATTACCATCACCTCCGATACGGCCATGACCAAGAAAGGATCTTGGTACTTCCGCTATGAGGAGCAGATGGATCCGGCACTCGTGCGCGTCATTGAGGAATTGGTGAATCATATCTGGGTTCTGAAGCAAAAGATGAAAAAACACCCAGAACGTGCTATCTACTACGAGCGGAAGATCAGGAAAGAGGAAGAACAGTTGAATTTCTTCCGCTCAAAGTGCCTGCTCTACTGCAAATACTCCAGTATCACGAACCTCGCCGTGCTGGGCAAGGAATTCGTAAGGCGCATGAAGCGTGAATTGCCGCTGCTCACCTTCATGACCAGCATCATGTGTAAGCGCGTGGGCATCTCTCTCGACGGGTTCTATGGCGGTCTGCGTGAATCGGTCAATCTCTATACGGCCCCAAACAACTCTGTGCTTCAGTTGGAAGCACTCGGTACAGAGGAAGGTATCCCTAATGACTGTCGCACCGATGGTGACCTGGAGGCTGACAAACCCATCATCATAGCCTTCGACGCCAATGCGCTCATCAACTGGCTCGTTTGCGGCCAGGTGGGTGACGACAGCAAACTGAGGGTGCTCAAAAGCTTCTTCGTCAAGTATGACCGCAAACTGGAGGAACTGTGCGAGGATTTCATTGCCTATTACAGGTATCACCGTCGCCGTCAGGTCATCTTCTATTACGATTCCACATTCATTGGGCAAGAGTATGCTTCGTCAAAAGGACAGAGCTTTGCAAGCATCATCAAGAGCATACTACGCCGTCACCAGTGGACCGTCCGCGAGAAGTATATCGGCAAGCCGATGGATCATGTGCTGAAGAACGAACTGATCAACCGTATGCTGCAGGGACGCGCCCATCACCAGGTGCTAATCAACCGCGACAATAATCCAGACCTGCTTATCTCGATTCAGTCGGCTGGCGTAAAGAACGGCAAAAAGGATAAGACCGGCGAGAAACTTGCGGAGACTGAAGAAGATCGCTTGGAAGCCCGCACTGACGGATCCGATGCCTTCGATACGCTCTGTATCGGTGTGGAGAGGTTTCCTGTGGCTTGGGGGCGTGGCGGTCAGGTAAACGAGTACCCTCAATAGCGCCGCTGATGGTGACTGACACCTCCCTTACTTTCTGATGCCCTTTACCAATTGCCCTGTGATCTGCAGGGTAGTTTTCTTTTTGCCGATATCTCCTTATTAATATATTTTTAGACGTTCCTATGCGAGACATCCAAGCAGGTGATATCTATCATGGACTGCAAGCATATCGCCAGCGTGTGTGTCTGCCTCGGCTGCTACAATCTCACTCCGTGCCAACCTCACTGTTGGAGGTGAATATGGCAGTCTTCTGAGCATGGCCTTATGTCTGGCCGTGTCTGATGGCGTTGTCACCTTATTTGTCTTGATACTTTCTGCCAGCCAGCTTTGATTTTTCCTTTGCAAAGGTAGCGCAAACGTCATTTGGCAAGTATCGCAGGCTATTTGCTTCACAAAATGAATGGCAGCCTTCCACCATTTTTATGATAAAAATGGGGTATTCCGTTCATTTTCCTTGAAATTCCTTGCCGTTCCATGACTCTCTTTTGCTGCTCTCCTGTGCACGTAAAAATTACAAAGCCAACAGGCTTCAAGTTTAACTCAAAACAAATAAAGAATATGACAACTACCATTCAGACATCGGTCATCGACTTTCAGGCCAAGCATTACAGAAGACAGTCAACGTACTTAGTCACCGTCAACGGTGAGGACGGCAACTTCCAGGAGTTCGAAATAGAAGCAGCCAGTGATGCAGATGCACACCGCAAGGCAGACGATATAGCACAGCAGTGCATGATAGATATAACCTACGTGGAAGTCTATAAAATGGCATAGGAAACATTTGTCTAACAATAAAATAAAAAGGAGATCAAATTATGGATAATCAGAAAACTATCAAGCAGATTACAGCACAACTCGTAAAGTCAAACGCATCAGAGAACCTCGTTTGGGAAGTGTCAGTCACCAACAGTCGACGCAAGAAACACTACTGCAAGACCGCACGTAAAGCCCTCAGTCTACTGTTCATCCTTAAAAAGGATACAGGACTTACAATCGAAAACGATTCCATCCGTCACCTTAAGGCCATCCTCGCTAAGCGAAGAGCCGCTCAAGAAGCCCAGCAGTAAGCTGGGCTTTTAAGTTGAACGAGATAAAGCCGGGGAAAATGATCAGGTTTGCATTATTCCAATACGTAAGGGAAAGCCGCGTAAGCCGCTATCCGTTCGAACAACAGGATGTTAACCGGATGATACTGGGCTTCAAGGACGGCCGTAACGTCTACACCCGATGGGCTGCAAGACAGTTCGCACGGGCATTGGCTGCCATGGATCTTTCTGACACTGTCATAGTCTTCATACCCGCAAGTACACGATATGCACACGTCAGACGCTGGAAGCGCTTTTCTAAATTGCTCTGCCAGTTGACGGGTGCCATCAACGGCTTCGACCGCATACAGGTGTGCGGTAGTCGCAAGAGAGCACATGTCACAGGTGACTATGAACTGGCGACGAATATCAAGCACTATGTGCATATCGATGCCGAATTCTTCCAGAACCGCAAGGTTCTTGTCATCGATGATATCTGCACCACCGGGCAGTCGTCGGATGCTTTCATAGGTGCTATGAGAGCATCAGGTGCAACAGTCACCATGGCAATGTTCCTGGCAAAGACAAAGCAAGACCGTAACGGCTAAGCAGATCCGGATCTGTCTAATAAATAGGTATCGCGCCTATCGTGCTCCGCCCACCCTGGGCCGTGCGCTATGCTTATGCCCGGAGAACGATAGGCGCGATGGGCTTAAGCCCGTTTTTTTTATTTGCCCACCCTCACTCCCCTGCGCACCTGAACGCTTGTGAGAGCAACACTGGCGGATGTTACCGTCAGAGTTACACGCGTTCTACATACAAGACGCACACCATGCCATCCGCCCTTGCTGCCAGTACCACGCTTCGCTATGCAATACAGGTAATGGCTGCAA